TCGGCCATAGTGCCCAAGATCAAGAAGCAGAAAAATGCCGCCTATCAATGACTTGTCACCCGATCCCGGCGTGACCCTCGCCTTCCTGAATGACGCTTTCGGCCACGTCGCCGAACCCGGCCTTATCGAGATCGCTTATTCCGGCACAGATGGCGGGGCGATCACCCGCGCCCGGCTTTTCGACAACACGCCAGAGGGACGAAACGAAGCCGCCACCTTTGCCGCCAGAGTGAACGCCGAAACTGGCGTCAACTGCTACTTCGCGCCGTCGCTGCGAAAGATCGACACTCAACGCGATCGGCGGGCGAAGAAGGTCAACGTGCTCGGCTCGCCTATGGTATGGGCAGACTTCGACGCCGAGGGCGCGGCAGAGGCGGCAAAACCGATCTACGAGGGCAAGGGCCTCGCGCCGCACCGCGCTATTGTCACCGGCCGCCGCCCAGCTAAGAGGGCGCAAGCCTTCTGGTTTCTCGACGCGCTCGTGCACGATCATCGGGAACTTGATGAAATGCTCGCCGGTGTTCACGTCGGGCTCGACTTTGTTGCCGACCCCAAGGTGGTGAATGCCGATCGCGTAATGCGCCTTCCCGGTTCGATCGCTTGGCCTAAGCCCGGCAAGGAAGGTCGCGCGGCGGAACCGACCGAACTGCACACGCCGGGCGGCGCGCCCGCCGCGCCCTATGCGATCGAAAGGGTGCGGGCCGTGTTCCCACCCCGCGATCCTGTTGCCGCGCGCAAGGGACAGGACGTCGCGCCGGGCGGCGATCTCTTGTCAGCCGCGCCGGTGCAGGCAACGACGGTGGCGAGCCAGCCGAGTGCCCCGGTCAGCGCGCCAGCGGCCGTCATGCCCGAGCGCGAGTTCGACATGCTCGGCCGCCGTGTTGACGGCCGCGACGACTACGCGATGAAGGTCATTGGCGGCGCGATCCGCAACCTCGCGGCCCGGCTCGGGCGCTGGCCGACCGCCGACGAGATCGCCGCTGATGCTTGGCCGACATACGAGCGGGGCGTCGCGCCAAAGAACCCCACAGGCACGCTTGAGGCGGAAGGTCGCGGGCCGACATGGTTCGGGCAGAAGTGCCAGACGCACGCCGAGAGGGCGCGCACCGGCGCGATCACCGGGCTCGAAACCGTCGAGAAGTGCGTGGCGGCCGTGGCGGCGCAAGGAGTCCAGGTATCGGCCGCCGCGCCTGCCGTGCCCTTGGTCCTGCCGCCGTTCAAGCCCTTCCGGCTCACCGACGGATCGGACATTCCGCGCCGCGAGTTCCTCTATGGCAGGCACTTGATACGGCGCTTTGTCTCGGCGACCGTTTCGCCGGGTGGCGTCGGGAAGTCGTCTCTCACGCTGACCGAGGCGCTGGCGATGGCTTCGCGCCGCCCGCTTCTCGGGATCGTGCCGGAAAGGCCGCTGCGCGTGTTCGCATGGAACGGCGAAGACCCGATCGACGAGGCACTCCGACGGCTCACGGCCGCCGCGCGGTTCCACGGCATCCGCGCCGACGAGATCGCCGATCGCATCTTCGTCGAGTCCGGCCGCGATTTCCCGATCAAGATCGCCAAGAGCGGGCGCGACGGGCTCGCGCTCAACGAGCCGCTGATCGACGCCTTGTGCGATCGTCTGCGCGAACTGGCGATCGACGTGGTGGTGATCGACCCTTTCGTGTCGTGCCACAGCGTGAAGGAAAACGACAACGACGAGATTGACGCGGTGGTGAAGGCATGGGCGCGGATTGCCGACCGGGCGAACGTGGCCGTCGAGCTAGTCCACCATAGCCGCAAGCCGCCAAGCGGCGAGAGGGACAGCGTGACAACGGTTGACGACGCGCGCGGCGCGGGTGCGTTGCTCGCCGCCTGCCGAAGCGCGCGAACGATCAACCGCATGAGCGAAAAGGAAGCCGAGCGCTTCGGTATCTCGGGCGATGCGGCATGGGCCTATGTCAGAACCGACGGCGGAAAGCAGAACCTCGCGCCACCCGCCGACAAGGCGGCTTGGCACAAGCTCGAAGGCTTCGTCCTGCCAAACGGCGACGCGCTTCACGAGGGCGACAACGTGGGCGTCATGACCTTGTGGACGCCACCCGACGCCTTCGACGCGGTGACGGTCGATCACGCAGCCCGCGTCCGTTCCGAAGTCGGGCGTGCGGCCGAGGCTGGCGAGCACTACCGCGCGAGCGATCAGGCGGGTGATTGGGTGGGGCACCTCGTCGGCGAGATCGTCGGCTTCGATACGCACGAGTCTCCCGGTAAGGCACGCGCCCGCGCGATGGTCAGGACATGGATAGAGAACCGGGTGCTCGCCACAGAGACGCTTGCGATCGGGCGCAAGTCCCGGCCCGTCGTGGTGCCCGGTTCGGAAGGGCTGAATCCATGATCGGATGGTTTGCGCACCTGCGCACCGGGAAGTGCGCACGGGTGCGCGGGGTGCGCAAAATCGCGTCGGTCAGAACTGCGCACCACCCCTCCACCCCTATAGGGGGTGGGGGGTGCGCGGTGCGCGACGAGGGCGGTGGTGACGAATGATTCGGTGCGCACCTCGGCGAGCGTCGCGGGCACTCCGCCAATCCGTGTGACGCCGTGTGACGCGCCTCACCTTCGGCTAACGGCAAATCCGAAGGGCTACGCGCTTCCGGTGTGACGTGGTGTGACAATATGTTAATAAAAACAAATACTTGCGAGACTCTCGGCTTTGTGCGTTCATGTTGACAGGTTAAACAAAAGGAAAACCGACATGCGGATCGACGAGAAACTCGGGATGAAGCTTTCCCCGACGATGAGCGCGGCCGAACTCGACGGCGCGCTTCTGTTCCTAGCCAACATGGCGGCGGCACGCGCGGCAGCGATCACCGGGAATACGAAAGAGGCCGCCTATGAGCTCGGCGGGTGGCTTGGCGCAGCGAAAGCGTTCCGCGCGTGCATCGAGTAGGGCGCGAGCACGGGCGGCGCTGTAGCTTCGAATCGCGCGCCGTCCGATCCTGCCCGTCAACCAGAACAAGAGCCCGGAAGGGGCCAGCATGTCGGACTTCCCCATATTCACCGGCCTTGCACCGAACCGCCTTGCGTCAAGCGGTGGGCAACCTGAGCGCAACCTGTGGCTGGCGGTGGTCGCGGTGACGTTGCAGAACGACGAGCCCGAGGCGCTGCGGCGCTGGCTGCACAGCCGGGATGGCAGGCTGGTATGCAGCCTCGCCGGGCTCGAACCACTGTGGATTGAACGCAAGTTTTTCACCGAAGGGAGTGTGCGCCATGCCGCATAAGCCGCCCGTGTTCCGCCCGCGCCACGCGGGGATCGACAAGCAATCCGAGCGCGCCCGTCGGCGGGCCTATGAGAAGACGCGCGCCACGCCCGCCGAGCGTGGCTATGACGCTGACTGGCGGCGTGTGCGGGCCGAGCATCTAGCCGCCCATCCCTTCTGTGCGCACTGTGGCTCGGGGGGCGACCTGCAAGTCGATCACGTTGAGTCCATCGCCAAGCGGCCCGACCTGCGCCTTGACCCGAGCAACCTGCGCACGCTCTGTCGCTCATGTCATGGCCGGGTGAGTGCTGCCGCCCGGCATGGCAAGCCCGAGCCTGCTCCGCTCCCCATCGGGCAGACGCTTCGCGTGCTCATGCCCGACGGAACGACCGTGATCCGCACGATCGAGCGGCGAAAATAATCGCTAGGGGCTAAGGGGGATTTATCGCTCGGAATAGCTGAATCTTTGCGTGGTAGAAATTGGATTTGCAAATTTAGAAGAGAAGTTTGCAAATTTTCCCGCGAGTCGGCCGCAATAAGGGCCGGGTGAGCACTTCGGCGAACCGACTGACAGAACCTGATTCGTCGCACTAAATTCTAGGCATCGAATTGAACCAGAAGCCGCACCGCAAGCGGCCACAGGAGTCGAACATGACCGCCCTCAACTTCAAGCGCCGCGTCGCCTCGGCGCTCGGCCTTCCCGAAGAGCCCTTCTACCGCGCCGCGCTGGCCACCGGTCACGCGCACGGCGTCGTCGATCCGAACGGCGTCCGCTCGGTCTATTCCTTCGATGCGGCCGCCAAGGGTGAGACGATCCTTCTCGCCGCCACCCGCGCCGCCGGATCGAAGGCCGAGCCTGCCGACATGCTCGCCGCCCTGCGTGCAAGCGGACTCGCCGCGTGTCTCACCAATCTGATCGAACTCGCCGAAGCGGGCGAACCCGATCACCTCGCCGAGAGCGTCTTCACGATCGACGCCGAAGGGCGCGCCCTGTGGTGCTTCGTGGCGCGTCGGGATCGCCGCGAGGTCGAGATCGACGCCGTGACCTTTGGCGGCTCGCCGATCGGCCGCACGTTCACCATATCCGGCGCGGCACTCGCCGAGGTGCTGGCCTGATCCACTTCCGGCCGCGCCGTGCGGCCTTCGCCATCTTGGTTTTTCAGTTTCTCGGGATGACGAAAAGATCGCTTCTTCGGTGTTCGGGGGCAATCACACGGTAGCGGGAAAACAACGGGGGGCCGTGCCTCCGACAAGCCCTCGGCGAGCCCCGCTTCGCCAATTCGCCGGGGGCGGCACGGGAAAACAACCTCCGCGCTGCGGCGCGCAACAAAGGAAAAGAGAGCATGAAGCTCCGTGATCTTATCGAGCGCCGCTCGGCCATTGCCGCCGAAATGCGCGCCATCAACGACGCCCCGGCGGGCGAGGGCGGCGACCTGTCGGACGTGCAAGAGAAGCGGTTCGGCGACCTCAAGACCGAACTCGACGCGCTGGAAAAGCGCATCACCCGGCAAGAGTCGCTCGACGCGATCGAGCGCCGCGCCGCTGGCACGCCGACGGGCAACGATCCGCTGGCGATCGAAATGCGCGGCTACAGCCTGACGCGCGCCCTTGCCGCCTCGGCCGGGCTTGATGTTGATGCGGGGCGTGAGCGGGAAGTCTCTCAGGAGCTTGCCCGCCGTGAGAACCGCTCCGCCAATGGCCTGCTTGTGCCGCTGGCTGCGCTCGCGCCCGAGACGCGGGCCGTGACCTCGGCGGGCACCGGCGGCAACCTGATCGGCGTCGATCATTCGGAAGCCGCCATTGACCGGTTGCGCGCGGCGCTCATTACCTCGCGCCTCGGGGTTCAAATGGTCGGCGGGCTGCATGGAAACGTCGAGATTCCCCGGTTGACGGGTTCCTCGCAAACAGGCTGGGTCGCCGACAACGGCGTGATCGGCGAAAGCGATCCGACCTTCGACAACGTGGCTCTGACGCCCCGGCATGTGGCGAGCCTCACGAGCTACTCGCGCAATCTGCTGCTGCAAAGTTCGCCGCAGATCGAAGCCCTGATGCGGAACGATCTCGCGGCGCAGATCGCCGAGGCGATCGACAAGGCGGTGCTGGACGGTGGCGTCAATGCGAACGAGCCCGTCGGCGTCAACCGCCAAGCGGGCGTGACCGCCATCCAGACGGCGGGGTCGGGGGTCGTGACGGAAGACGACGTGCTTGCCCTTCTGGCCGCGCTGGAAGCCGAGAACGCCGCCGCCACGGGCTTTGCCGTCTCGACCGGCGCGGCCGCCGCCCTGCGCAAGCTGCGCGACGGGCAAGGCCGGGTGCTGGGCACGCTCAAGGGCGTAGGGGCCTCGGCCACCATGCTTGAGCTTCCGGCGGGCATCACGAGCCTGCTTCCCGCCTTCGCCACCGGCGCGACGGCGGTTCTGGCGGGCAACTGGTCCGACGTGCTGGTCGGCGCGTGGGGCTCGGTCGAGATCGTCTCGAACCCCTATGGCGACAAGTATTTCGATCGCGCCAGCGTCGGGGTGCGGGCGATCGCCACGGTGGACGTGGCAATCCGCCGTCCGAAAAGCTTCGCCAAGCTCACCGTCAAAGCCTGACGATCCGGGCGCGGCTCTTTCGGGGGCCGCGCCCTTCACCCTGATGCGGGGCTTCCCACATGAACCTTGAGAAACGCTTCGCGGCAACGGGCCTCTCGGCTTCCGGCCGCAAGATCGCCGGAATCGCCGCGCCCTTTGGCGTCGAAACCCGCGTCGGCGGCCAGCGCGAGCGGATCGCGCCCGGTGCCTTCGCCGCGACGCTGCGCGACAATCCCGACATTCTGGCGCTCGTCGATCACAACCCTGCCCGCGTGCTGGCGCGCACCCGCTCGGGAACGCTGCGCCTGCGCGAGACGGCCGAGGGCCTCGCCTTTGAAATCGACCTTCCCGACACGCCGACGGCGGCCGAAGTGCGCGGGCTTGCCGAAGCCGGATCGCTTGGCGGGGTGTCGATCGGCTTCCGCGTCCGCCCCGGTGGCGAGGCGATGGTGGGCGGCGTGCGCGAACTGCGCGCCCTTGATCTCGTCGAGGTGTCGATCGTGTCTAGCTTCCCGGCCTATCCGGGGACAACGGCAAACATGCGTAGCGCGACGCCTAGGCTTAACCGACTGACCCGGTATCTCCAAACGGTGACAGCATGAAGATTCTCGATCGTCTCTTGGGCCGTGAGGTGCGCATGGTCGCGTCGCTGACCGGCAATCCGGCCGCCGACGGCTGGCAACCACTCAATCACGCTGCGACCGGCGCGGAAGGGCTCGCCACGGTGCTGGCGGCCGTCAGCGCCATAAGCTCGGCTGTCGCCAGCCTGCCGACATACCTCTATCGCGTCGGCCCCAACGGGCGCACCGAAGACCCGACGCACCCGCTCGCCCGCCTCATCAGGACCGGCCCGAACCGT